TTTTCAGAACTCCGCTTTCGCAAAGAGTTTCTATAATCTTCTTGAATGCATCCTTATCAAGATGTGAACCTCGGAGGAGTTTCCCATGCGAGATTCTACCATTCTTCGCCTTCACTCTCCGTACAATCTTCTTTGCTTGTGAATCAAAGTCGGTTTCTGAAACAAATACAGTAGCCATATAGAGCATCCGCTTTGTCATGTGTGCTACCAGTCTCCACGCCCAGTCGACAGCTTCAACATTGACCTGCGGATTCAAAGGCGCTCTGCTTATCGCATAGAGAGCCGCGAGCTTTGAAACCTTTTCACCGGCACGAGCCCAGAGTGCGTTAGCGGCGTCATCTTCAACAGCAGAAGCCTTGCGATACTCTTCATCTGCAAGGGTAAACACCTCCTTGAGTTTTTGCGTTGCCTCCGGCGTTTCTTGAATGACCATAGGGTGAGGATACTCACCATAAAGATTATTCTCTCGCCCCATTCGGATTATTGCCTTGATGGTTTCGAGGAATGCTTCCGGGAAGTCCTCTTCATGTGGATTGCCAGCATCGCCGCGCTCTCCCGCCTCAAGGATGATGCAACGAGCCAAAAGTCCATTCTCCATCGTCCGCTCAGTAAGCGACTGATAAAAGAACTTTGGCGTCGCCGTACCGAAAACGGTAAGGTGAGGTTGAACGATGACGCTACCGGGACATGGCTGACCGCGCTGGATAGCCTTCTTGCGCATGATGTGGGTCGTTTTCGATTCGGAGTAGAGTTTCAGCAACATCGAATTTATCTGCTCCGCTCTCGCATCCTTAACCTTGACCGTGTTGAAGAGATAATCTACCTCATCGACCTGGTATATCATCGCGGGCGAAATCAAGAGCGAATCCTCCAGTCCTTCACCGGATGCGAATGTATCGCCGAATTCCCCGACAATCCCTGTGACTGTTGCAAGATCGATATTGACCGAGCGAGGATGCTCCTTGCCCGTACCCGATTTTGCAAGCGCTAAGAGGTAGAGATTAAACCTGCCGCCTCGCTGATCCTTGTATCGTCTGCCCGTCAAGTGTGAAAGCATCGCCATTGCTCCTGCAAACGCAAGTGCCTTGTTGGGGTAATACGAAGTTCTCAAGGTGAAATTCATAAGATCCGAGACGAATCCCGGCACTTGAAAATAGCTCTCCGGGATTACGCCGGGGTCATCAAGAGCGGGATCGTGTTCTTCCGCGTCAACTTCACCAGTAGAAGCTCCCGCTAAAATCCCGCTTAGGTCAACACCATCTGCAGGATCTTCGGCTTTGCCATATCCCTTATCAAGAAGAGCTTTCGCTGCCGCCGAAAAGTCCCCATTATGTTCAAGAAGCGCATATACCTGAAACTTCGAATAACCCTTTGCCTCAAATGGAGCAGCATTGGTCGAGAAAACACAGAAAACGCTCCCGTTGAATGTAGCAGAGTTTCCGTCTCCCGTTTTCCCTGGACGTTGCCACAATTCGTTCCCATCCTGCTTTGTGCCGAGATAATTCCACCCATGAGCGGCCAAAATGGGACGAATATCGCCACGAGCGCACCAATCATCGCCCGGCTTGACCAGAAAGGCCGAATTTTCGCCCTGTGTGGCCTCCTGTGGCTTAAACTCGTCCACACACTCGTTCAGAGCCTCGGCGGCCAACACGAGGCTTTCTCGCGCCGCACGATCCAATAATGGCAATTCAGTAAATCTGCCCTGAATAATCTCATACCCATCGCTTGGAGCGCAAAGAAAGAGGCCTCCCTCGCCACGGGTCTCGATAAGAGTCGTTTTCTTGCCCCCGCGCATTCCCTGTGCGAGCTTCTTATTACCCTCAACAGCATCCTTACACCGGTATAAAACATGAAAACCACCCGAAGGCGTCCGCTCGACAACAAGTCGCTCGAACACCTCGGGTGCAATTGAATCCTTCCATTTCGGATATAGCTCGCCATGAGCATCGAAGTCGATGCATTCCAGGTTGCCCGAAACGGATCCTGCCACGATGCACACGGCATCGGGGCTGTTGGCAAACCACGCCTCAACCTCGACCTCGGCGGGAAGACGTGCCGACCACTTCTTCCACGATCCGATCGAGGGGCGTTTCATCGCCTTTACGGCTGGGAGGACGGACAACCCCGCCCCCCTGTATGAAAGCGCCGTCTCAACGGTTATCGCGGCCATAAAATCAGCTCCTTCTTTCTCTGATTGAACGGGCCAATTCCTTCAGTCCATCGGAAATGCTGTCGCAGCCGATGTAAATACCGAATGCCAGAATCAAAACACCTACTAGGTTCATATATGCTCCTTTCTTAAAATCCCCATGACACACCAATTTCATCGAGTACGCGCATGGCTTCAAGCTCGTCTCGCATCCTCGCAAGAGCCTCTGCATCCATCTTTGAAGACCAATGCTTCGGCAATCCTACCGTACCGTACTTAGAGGAAATCTTCCTCGATTGCCTGTTCCTCATAAATTTGAAACATCTGTCTGGCAGTTTCATTCTCGCAGGACGCGAGACATGGTTTTCACCATACATTACGGCTTTCTCCGAAAGGAAGCCTCGACAATTGAGTTTCCTGTTTTTCACATCATCCCCCCGATAGCGCGACTGACGCCCAAGGCGCACAGCATGGCGAAATTAGCGGCCGCGAGAATGGCAAAGCCTATTGCAATTGACTTCAATCGCGCAACCTCGGCTTGAGCCGGGCAATGCTTGCATACAATCTTGCAAATCATTTTATTACTCCTTCCACATTGTTTGTATCGTAACGCTCGTAATAAGCTCCGGAAACGGAAATGGTGTAAGATGTTGGATTCATGTAGGAAACGTTGACATCCTTGGGGAAACATCCCGACCGTCGCATTTGCGATGTGATCCGCGAAATCTTTACGGATATGTCGCGATTCTCATGAATAGCAGGAATCGTTGGCGGCCCGGCATAAGAACAGCCCGATACCGCCGCTATCATCCACAGCAGGATGAATAGTGCGATTGCATAGAAGCATGTCCATGCTATGAAAATCTGAGTGCGCCAGATTTTGAGTTGCACCTTGTCTTCATCCCAGCCGATCAACCGCTGAATCAAAACGGCAAATCGTCCCATTCTTCTTCGTCCTCCAAGTTCTCTTTGCATCTTCTTTCAATATCGGCCTCTCCGAGTTCGCAGCTTTCCACCTCCGGATAGCGCTCTCCCGAGACTCGCTTTACAGTAATCTTTTTGACCTCCCTCAAAAGCCCCATGAAGTCGGCCTCGCACACATCATCCGCTGTCGCTGGGGTAGGAGCTTCAGATATGGCATGACGCTGCCACCATTTCTCGAACTTCTTTCTCGCATATCCCGAATGCTCTGGGCAGAGCCACTCGGAATATGAAGTCATAAGATCGATAACGTAAGTCACACGTACGGTCTTTGGGTGACCGGGTGGCGCACCTCTTTTCTCCCATGTCTGATACTCTGTCCTTAAGACATCGTATGTTTCCCGTGTTATTTCCCCAGAAAGAACACTAGCATCGGATGCGGTTCGATCAATCTTAGGCTTGGGATCCTTGCGCTCGAACATGTAGGCACATTCCGGGCATGTCATAACAGGAAGTGGCACCAACGCCTGGCAGGCGGGACAGGTCTTCGCGAGCGGTCCGCCTGCGCCTTTGCGTTCACCCGGCGGACGCAAGGCATCGAGGCAGCCGTGCCGTTCGATATTTCGCCCATAGTCCAAGATTAGACACTCGGTTTTCCCTGTCGATGGTGAAAGCCTTGTTCCACGTCCGCACATCTGCATCAAAAGACCGGGAGAGTTGGTCGGTCTTAGGAGGCAAACCGTATCGATTCCGGGAGCATCAAAGCCCGTTGTCAGACATTCCACATTTGCGACGAATTTGAGCGGGCCTTTCTTGGTGCCAAAGAGATCAGCATCAACACTCCCGCCTTTAAATCTGGTAAGAATTTCCGCTCGTTCATGTGATGGAGTATCTCCCGTAACAACAGCACATTCTTCACCTGAGAGCCGAGCTATAGTTTCTGCAACTTTGCGGGCATGTGCTACTGACGAGCAGAAGAGGATAACGCTTTTGCGATCTCTTGTAAGATCAACGATCTCCGCGCAGGCAGACGAGACAATCCGGTCATTACCCATTGCTGCGTCAACATCCTCTTGGACGAATTCTCCGGCCCTAATGTGCAAGGAATCAAGGTCTGCGAGTATTCTTCCTGACTTTGATACCAAGCGTGAGAGAAAACCACGGTTGATCATCTCTTTTAGGCCGATTTCATAGCATACTTCATTGAAGAGATTTTCTGGCTTGCAGATTAATCCGCCCTTGAGTCTATAGGGGGTGGCTGTAAGCCCGCAAAGACGCATTGATGGATTGAGTTTCAAGAGCGAATCAAGAAGCGTCCTGTACATTCCTTCTCCATCCGGGGGCACCATATGTACTTCATCGATAATGACAAGATCGAATGCTCCAAGGATGTTCGCCTTGTCGTAGACGGAGTGTATTCCTCCAACGATGATCGGGTCGCTTGTAGCTCTTTCGTTTAGTCCTGCGGAATAGATGCCTGTTTTCACATCGGGGCAAACCGTGCGAATCTTCTCAGCGTTCTGTTCAAGAAGCTCCTTTACATGCGCCAGACACAGAACACGACCATTCCATTTCTTGACGGCATCACCGGCGAGCTGACCTATAACCCAGCTCTTTCCGGACCCCGTAGGCATCACGATGCAGGGATTTGTGTCTTTCTCGCGCAGATGCCGCCATACAGAGTCGACGGCATCCTGTTGGTAATACCGCAGTCCCATCGTTACTTCCTCACTTCGATTCCTGCGAGCTTCAACCCGACGGCAAGACGTTCTTTGATTTGCTTGAGCGCAGTTTCGTCGAACCCAAGTTCTTTCATTACCTTCTCATCGCTATAGCCTTGCGTATAAAGATACGCTGTTTTGATGAGTGTGCCGTCATCAAGCGATTCGAGAAACTCACGCACGATTTCACGCTGTTTCTCTAGATGCTTAACCCATGAGGGGACGTATTCTGTTTCTTCGTTGAGATTCATTGGTTCTTTCTCCTTGATTGTGACGTGGATCATTCCATCCGGTGGGATTGCCTCGCGCATCACAACGCGCAAATCTTTTATCTGCGAATCGTCCTCATAGACGCCCGCATGGGTAAGGGCATCGAGACAGCATTTGAGCGAGTTGTCGACATCGCGCCTGCGATTGTCCGGAGGATAGAGTTCAATAAAGACCTTAAGATTCCCTTTAAGTTTCTCCACCATCCCCGCGAGGCGCGATACCGTCATCATCCGGTATCGCCGACCCTCACGGCTTATAAGAACACGATAACCGACATTCCTGTAGTATCTGTTCAAAGATGGTGGCCACGGGAGGTCAAAGGCTACTTCCTTGCCCACGGCGCAGACTCCTGCGATGCGGCGGCGGCCTTAACCGGCTGCGATGCCGGTGCTTCCTTTGCCTTCCATCCGGCGATTTCGTTCGAGGATGTATCGTCCTCGCGCTTGATGAGTTTAACCTTGATGACGAGCGGAAGGTTATGAAGCTCGGCAGAATCACGCGGCTGAAGAACACCGACTGCATGGCAGATCGAGGAGAGTTCGCGCTTTGCCATCTCGACGGCTTTCACGCTCGGGTTTTTGAGATTGAGCCTTGCCGTGAGCTTTCTCCCTGAATAATCGCCAGAGATGATTTCCGTCTTGAGCTCAAGGAACATTCCCGTATTGCTCTTGTTCGCTTTCATCTCCGAGTCAGTAATCACCGCTTCATATTCACCTGCGGGAATAGCCTCGTAAACGTCGAGAGGCTGAACGCTTGATGCGTCAAAGTCGAGTTGTGCCATAATTAACCTACTTTCTGTTTTTTGTTGTGAGTTTTGAGATGTCTTGCCGCACGATTGCGGATAGGACGAATAGGATTTCTACGATTGGGTCGAGACGGAGTGGTGGTGGGGCAGTTCTCGTGCCGAATACGGCATTTCTCGTCTCTTGGATAAAACTCTGCTACCGCAGCTTCTCCAACCTTGACCATCTGCCCGCACCGGTCACAAATGACCGATGCCTCGGCAATGAAACGATGCGCCTTCATTTGACACCTCCGGAAGTAAGCGCATCCATGAAGGCGGGCCAGGAAAGAGGAATTTCCGCAGGAAGTCCGTAACGATTCTTTGCGATGCAGGCTGGGGAACCGTTTGTGCGGATAATGCGCTCACCACCATCAGCACCCACAGGAGCTGCCTTGCCGGTCGTCGAATCAACGCGCATACGGCGTGTCGCAAAAAGAACAGCATCGACCCATTCGCAGATCAGAGAATTTGCCTTCTTGTGAAGACGAGGCGTGTACCTATCATAGGCTGCGTGTTCAGGATCCTCAAACCTCTCGACAGACGCGTGCGAGGTGAGAATTACACACATCCCACGGCGGTTGCGAATATCGTTCAAATGGGAGATGATCTGCCTCCAGTATGTAAGGGCAAGAACATAACCGCGCCCATATCCGCCATCAGCTTTTTCGATGGATTTAACCCCGTAATCACAGCAGACCCGATCCCAAATGAGACGCTCAAGCCAGTCGAGAGAATCAATCACCAGAGTCTGGAAATTGTGTTCTTCGTCGCGTACTGCCTGGAGCTGCTGAATGACCTCATCAAAGGTCCTGCAGAGAGGGAAGCGAGACGTATCGATTTCTCCTAAGCCATCTTCGGTCTGAATGAAGATGGGCGAGGGTGCAAGTGCCGCAAACGACGATTTTCCCACGCCTTCCGCCCCATAGATCATGAGCCTTGGAACCCTCTGTTCCTTGCCAGTGGAGATAGATTGCATAAGTGACATAGTTATACCTTTCATTGATGTTTGTTGATTAGATTTCATCGAGAACACGAGTCTCTTCATAACCGGTTGGCCAGATGTTCTGACAACGGCATTCCTTAAGACGGGAGATTGCCCGATAGTTGGCGGCTGTAGCATTTTCAAGTGCGTCCGAAGCGATACGCCAGACACCGACACGGAACGGAGCGCGTTTTTCAACAGCGATGATGTGAGCGGGAAACTTCGTACCACAAGCAAGCGCGAGAGTTTCCTGATAGAAGGCAAGCTGGTGAATGTAACCGTACCTGCGAGCATCAGACTCGAAATAATCGATGTTGTCGCAAGTCTTCAGATCGACAATCGTACCTCTTTCGCCATTCATCTCATCGGTGAAATTCGGATTGAAGTAATCAATACGAATCTGAACCGGCTCTCCTGCCATTTGTGTGCGAATGGTTCCCTCTGCCCAACCATCCTCCAAAAGACGAGTTGCTACCGGGTGAAGATAAACGGCACTCTGAAGCTTGACCATGAAGCCAAAATCGGTCGTTGATACAGGAATCAGTCGCTGCGCGGCGAACCACTCCTTGTACGCCTTTGTGAGTTTGCCGTAAGGCTCCCCCGTCTTGGGATTTAGAGGTCCATCACTTACAAGAAACTCCCTGTCGAATGCAGCACGTCCCTCACAGACAAGTGTGTGAACGGCTCTACCAATCCAGTAAGCGGCAGAATCCTGCGGAGGAATTACGCCTGTCATCTTCTGATGGTAGGTGAGAGGGCACTTTCGAAAGTCCCCAAGAAGATGCGAGGAGAGAAACTTCCCATCTCTGGCATCCTGATGGTATTCGTCGGCTGATATGTCAACGAAACACGGATAGTCATATCTAGTTTTCATTCTTTTTCCTTTTCCTTTTAGGAGGTCGCCCCCCACAGCCTTGTTATCAGCCGCAAGGAGGCGATTTGTCACTTTCTTTTTTCAGAAAATTTCCGCAAAGGCTTTGCGGAGCTTCGGAAGAATGAGAGAGTAGATGTTCTGGCGAGGACGGCCAATGACCTTGGCGACCTCAGCTGCGCTTTTCCCTTCCATGAAGAGGACGCACACAGTGCGAAGTTCAGGAGAGAGCGTTTTTATGATTTCAGCAACATCGCTTTTGAGATCACGGCTGCAACGCTCACGCTCTGCGCGCTCGGAGGGAATATGGTCTATGAGGTTCTCCTCCACGCCATCACTATCATCACCTCCGTTTGTTTTGACAGGAGCATCAAGAATGAAAAGAAGCTTCTTGTTCTTCATGCGCGAAAGATTGCGCGTATATGCAATTACCGCCCCGTCTACACAAAGGTGAAGGAACGTAGTTAACGCAGCATTGCGTGATGCGTCATATTCATTCTTGCGATTCGTTGCTGAAAGAAGAAGCTTCTGCTTCAGATCTTCCGCATCGTGATGGCGAAGGTTGTATGAACAGGCAATTTTGCCAACAACTTCATCGATATAGTTTACGGTTTCGACCGGGAGGTGGTCGTACTTTGGGTGCATTTTGTGCATTGTTTTCTCCAGGATTGCCGAGTGTTTTTTTGCTACGGCGTTTTTTTGCCCGCTCCCCCGAACCACCAATCACCACTCGGTGAAGGCTTCGAAAGTAGGCAACTCCTGGAAAAAATCCGCACCTCCTAGTGCAAACTCGGATTTATGAGAATAAAAACTTCTATAACTTTAAATATCGAATAAAAACAATCAGAAACATCGCAGTTATCAAAATAAATATTTTTTATCCGAAATTCGGATTTTTGAGTCATACTCGGATTTTTTAACAAAAAAATGCCTCGGAATAACCCGAGGCTTTAAAAATTGACCTACTATATCTAGTATGTTCCTACTGTTGCATGACACTATTTTTTGGTATAATATATGGCGTTGAGTCGAGGGCAGAAATGTTCTTGATGATGCTTTCGCCTACGAGAACTTAAATGAACGTGGCGATGACGACCTCGGGGAAAACTGCCTCCGCCCGTGCTATGTCCTGTCGATTAATTTAACGCAGCATAAAAGCCGGTGCACGCAATCTAACCCATGAACCCGAGGCCTTGTCATTTCGCAAGGAATGGCCAACAATTTCACATAAAAGCAGACGGAGTGCCGTCATGGGTTAGGTGTATTTTCTCATGTTGGCAGGATGTCTGGAAACAACAATCTAACAGAAGGACAACATGAAAAAAGTACCGCACTACAAACCGGACACCGTAATCAGAAGAGCTGAATGCCCAGCTCCCATCAAGAAGATGATCGAGTGCATAGCCACCAGACACGGCTTTGAAATCAACCTTGAGAGAATGCTTGGCGTTAGTAAACGCAAGCGCGCAGAACCGTTTATGGATGCACTTGAGACAATAGATCCTAACCACAAGAGCCTCATTATGATGGAGTTATATTGGCTCAACCGCATTGGAGCTACGCCCGAAATCTCCGGAATAATGTACGGCTTTGTAACATCAAACGGATATGAGATTCCCGACGTCGTTAGAAGAGCCATCTTCCAAGATCAAGTCGCATGGGCTTACCCTCTAATGTCAGCTTCTCAATGGGAAAAGCTCATCACGATAACGAATATTCGCCGTCATTCAGCAAACGACTGGACGCAGCTCGTTCTAAACGGACTTAATGGCGAGCTTACTTTCGACACATCCGATGAAGGTCTTGCCAAAATTCGTGAAGAGGTTTGCAAGACGCTATTCAATGCAGTTGGAAGAGCAGAAGACGGATGTTGCAGTCACTACTTTGACGAGAAAGAGAACTGCGACTATTTCCGTCTTGATCTTCTCGGCTATCCCCATCTCAAGGCCATCTTAGTAAAGAAGCACAAAGTTCGCCGCCGTCATTTCCGCGACATGGATGAAGTCGACATTCAGTACAACCGCAACACGAACATTCTTTCAATCTGCTCAGAGAGTGATTCCGCAACTGACAACCTTATCGCTCAAGCATGGCTCATCGGAGTTCTCGGAGAAGAGGAAGCTAAGAAGGTCTTTCTCGACCGCCCGATTAGCAACACATTCAACCTTGACTTCATCAAGCATAACTCTGCGCATCTCGCCGTCCCAGAGAATTCCATTCTTACGAGTGCACAAGTCGTTCTTGCAAACGCATGTAAGCGTGGGGGCGTAAAGAAGAATATCCTAATGAAGAGCGATGACATTGCCGATGACATCCATACAATGCTGACAAGGACATGGAGCATTAACAACCTTTGTGCTGATGATTTTTACGTTACCCGCATTGAGATTCTCTTCTCCTACCCGCAGGCCGATGGGAAAATCGGCTCTGTTCGCTGCCGCTTCTCAGACAGAAAATCGAACTATCTCGAAGCCCCAGAGGAAGTAAGAGGCGCTATTGAAGAACTCCTTATCGAAAGGAAGATTCTCAATGCCGCAGCGTGATGTTCGAACAATTGCCAGAGCGCTGCGTAAAGATTGCTTTCTCGAAACCCGTGAAATAAGAGACGGCGCGAAAAGTCGACTTTTATCAGACGGTCTGCTCGTCCCGGCAGGTACAATGCAATATTGGCCTACCGAGGACGGCGAGATGCCAGTTTTTTATAACGCCGGGAAGTTGTGCTACGCCGATTATGTTGGTATGCACACGCTCTCAAAAAGCGATATACAGCTATGGAAAGCTGATTTTCAAGCTGTCGCAAAGCGAATGGCTGAATGCTTTGAATGCCAAGAAAGAATGGATGAGATTAAAGCCGGATGCCTAATGCGCCTTGGGATATCATCCATCCCGATAGGAAGGCGCTCATGCAGGACTGTTTACTTCGCCAATACTGCAGCTAATGTCGACGATTACCTAAGATACCACATACCAGAAAAGGATGATTTCATTTTAATAGCGGGATACACTGACAACATTTTCTTTAACGATGAGCGCACTAACCGTGTGTTCAAGATGGAGGATGTCATTATAGCGGATGACACTAAACGCTGGGGCGTCAGGAAGGATATCCTAGATTCCAGGTTTAAGCAACCTACACAACCGTCGATAAGAAAGAAGCGCACGGCCAAACAAGAGAAACTTGATGAGATTGCTAACGAACTAAAGAAGCTCTGCTTTGATTATCGCCATAAATACACGGATCTGTTAGAACTTCGCAAGTCGTTACGAACTCAAAAAGGTATGTGCGGCACATTCAATCTTTCCACATCTACCTTAAACGACTACCTTGGAGGACAGGCAAGAAATAATGGAGAGAATCCAGTTGTTTTCTTCTGGTGGGATACACTCTTGGATCGTAATGATAAATACCAAATGTTCGAGGAGTTCTTGGATCGCGAAGAAGTACGAAGCGATATCCCTAAGTATATGAACATGAGGGCCGATACTCTCAAAGAGAAAATTGAGAAATATATGGCGGCTAAAATGATAAAACTCAACGAGCGGCGCAACCGCAAATGAAAGATTTTGTAAATGAACGAAACTGTTTTCACGGAGACATTCATCCCCGGTGAGTTGGTTACACAGATTTTTGTAGGAGCAAGAGCAACACCTGTTGTCATCACATACAATGTGATTGACTCAACTCCTACATCACTCACAGTAAAACCTGTGGACAAACATCCTGACATAGGAGATGGAATCATAACCTTTACCACAAAAAAAGGTATACCCAAAACATATCGTTGGGGAGAATGCGATCGAATGTTTATTGACTACCTTCGTAACAGCGAAAGACTCCCCTCTGCGATTTTAAAAGCAGACTTCTCTCAGAAGGATTTAAACACACAGATAGCCACCCTCAAGATGATTTCTGACTTATGGTCAGAGACACGAAGGATACAAACTCGTCCTAAAACTGAAAAATCATAAAAATTGTCACAAATCAAATAAATGCCTTACTACCCAGATATATTATCAAGTTTGCTTGATTTTTATTCAATTCTCACTCATTTCAATACCTAACGCCACCCATTTTTGGTATAATACAAATTTGTAAAGAGGAACAAAATAGAAACAATGGCGTACCAAAGTGAAGCACAGTTAGAATCTCAACTTATAGAACATCTCTCCACGCAGGGATATTCAAAGGTTACTATTACCGATGAACAGGCTCTTGAAGACAACTTCAAGGTTCAGTTTGAGGCATTCAACAATCCAAAACTCCTCAAGCCGCTCTCTGACAAAGAATGGGAACGTGTTTTCAATCACTTGAAAGGTAAGTCTATCTTTCAAAGCGCCAAAACCCTACGTGACAAATTCGTCTTAGAGCGAGATGATGGCACAAAAGTCTATCTGCGGTTCTTTAATGAAGAAGACCCGACAAAAAACATCTTTCAGGTTACTCACCAAACCACCATCGTCGGGAAGTATAAGAATCGTTACGATGTTACGATTCTTGTAAACGGTCTGCCGCTCGTCCAGATTGAGCTCAAACGGCGCGGCATTGATATTCGTGAAGCCGTCAACCAGATAATGCGCTACAAAAAGCATTCATATGGAGGACTTTTTCACTATGTGCAGATTTTTGTCGTGTCCAATGGCATGGATACGAAATATTTTGCCAATTCTGATAAGCCGCTTTTGTATTCTCTCGCCTTCTTCTGGACGGACAATCAAAACATCCGTCAGTCCAATCTGAAAGACTTTACGATTTCATTTCTCGCACGTGACCATTTGGTTAAGATGCTCTCCCGGTACATGGTGCTGAATGATACGGACAAAGTTCTCCTTGTGATGCGTCCATATCAGGTCTACGCCGTAGAAGCTCTTGTGCGACAAGCAACTCTCACCTCGCGCAATGCCTACATCTGGCATACAACCGGCGCCGGTAAAACGCTTACATCGTTCAAGGCGGCGCAGATTCTTGCTTCGAGACCCGACATTAAGAAAGTGATCTTTCTCGTTGACCGCAAAGACCTCGACTCACAGACAACGGAGGAGTTCAACAAGTTTGAAGCCGACTCGGTCGATGCTACCGACAAAACCGAGGTTCTTGTCCGCCAGATGAAGGACAAAAACCGGCAACTCATCGTCACGACGATGCAGAAGATGGCAATTGCCGTAAAAGGCACTCGTTACGCCAAGGTGATGGACACCTACAAAAATGAAAAGGTAGTCTTCATCATCGACGAATGCCATCGTAGTCAGTTCGGCGACATGCATAAGGATATCGTCCGCCACTTCTCAAAAGCGCAATTCTTCGGCTTCACAGGTACGCCGCGATTCGAAGAGAACGGAATGACCGAGGGTAAGCGTGTCCTTACGACAGAGACATTATTCGGCGAGTGCTTGCACAACTATCTCATCAAAGACGCGATTTTCGACAACAATGTCCTTGGCTTTCATATTGAATACATAAGAACCATCAAAGGCGACTACGAAAAAGAAGACGGCACCCTCGTTTCCGGAATAGATACAGATGAAGTATTCTCCTCCAAGGATCGTCTCTCGCTGATTGCCAACCATATCATCAGCAACCACAAATCAAGAACACGCAATTGCCAATACACAGCCATTTTCGCCGTCTCGTCCATCCCGACGCTCATCAAATACTACGACCTCTTCAAGACGCTGAATCACAATCTGAATGTCGGGGCGATATTCTCATATGGGGCGAATGAAGATGCCGAAGGCAAAGACGAATTAAGCCGCGATGCCCTTGAGCGAATCATCAAGGATTACAACGAACGTTACGAAACGAACTTTTCTACCGATACATTTGCCGCTTATCATAAGGATATCTCGGACCGCGTTAAGGGAAAGAAAACGCAGCGGCTCGATATTCTCATCGTCGTAGATATGTTCCTAACCGGCTTTGATTCAAAACCGCTTTCGGTTCTTTATGTCGACAAGGAACTCCAGTACCATACGCTTCTTCAGGCGTACTCCCGCACAAACCGCGTCGAAAAGGAAACCAAACCTTTCGGCATAATTATCTGTTACCGGAATCTCAAGCAGCGGACAGATGAGGCGCTTGCGCTCTTCTCGAAATCACCTAAGCCTTTCGACGGTATCGTTACCCCCGGTTTTGACTTCTATGTAAACAAGTTTAACGAGTATGCTCTTAAGCTCAAGGAGATTGCTCCATTCCCGGAAAATGTCGACACAATGCAGAACGAAGATGAACAGCGGTTGTTCATCATTACATTCCGGGAACTGACCAAATATCTTCAGTCGCTTCGAACTTTCGTAGAATTCTCCTTCGATAAATCCGCCATTATCATGCCGGAGCAAGAATACGAGGACTACAAGAGTAAATACCTCATCCTTTATCGAAATGCAAAGAATGCACGGAATATCGCTTCAGTTCTGAATGATGTGGACTTCTGCATCGAACTCATGGAGTCCGACCGCATCAATGTCGCATACATCATGAACCTCATTCGCAACATCAACTTTGCCAATAAAAAGAAGAAGGATGAGGATATTGAACACATCAAGGCTGAAATCGACAGAACAGACAATCCTCAACTTCAAAAGAAGTCAGAACTGCTGAAGAACTTTCTCGACAGCATCGTTGTCGGACTCGACAATGTTGACGAGGTCGATGCCGCGTATAATGACTTCGAGAACGATGAGAAGCGCAAGGAAATTGAAGCGTTCGCTAAAGAACAGGATGTTCCTGCCGACCTCATCGCCGAGTTTGTTGCCGAGTTTGAGTTTTCCGGGGTCATAAGCGTGGGCAGTATACGCGACAGAATCGACAAGCCCATGCCTTTACTTAAGAAAATTACTCTCAGCAACAAGGTAACCGAATTTATCATCTCTCTCACCGACAAGTACCAGTAAGGAATCTAAGAAATGGAAGAAACGATTCAAGCTCATCAGAAAGCGCTTTGCACGAAACTCTGGGCGATGGCCAATGCCCTACGCGGCAACATGGAAGCCTACGAGTTCAAGAACTATATCTTAGGCATGATTTTCTATTACTACCTTTCCGATCGCACGGAAAAGTATATGGCCAAAAACCTCAAGCATGATGGAATGACATACGAAGAGGCGTGGAAGAACAGCGAATACCACGACGCACTCTATGAAATTTCCATAGGTGACCTCGGTTATGTCATTGAGCCGAAGAACCTGTTCCGCAAAATGGTAGATATGGTTGCCAACGGAAAATTCGACATCGAATTCCTCCAGGGTGCAATCAACTCGCTTATGGAATCGACTCTTGGTACAGAGTCACAGGAAGACTTTGACGGTCTCTTTTCGGATATGCAGCTCGATTCCACCAAGCTCGGCCACACCGTCAAGGAACGCAGCAAAGTAATGGCGGAGATCATCTCTGCTATCGACGGCATTGAATTTTCCGTTGAAGATACAAAAATTGATATTCTCGGAAATGCCTACGAATATCTGATTGGGCAGTTCGCGGCAACTGCCGGAAAGAAAGCTGGTGAGTTCTATACGCCATCTGGTCCAGCTGAACTTCTTTGCCGTCTCGCTTGCCTTGGACTTACAAACGTCAAAGATGCCGCTGACCCAGCCTGCGGATCAGGCTCGCTTCTCCTTCGTCTTAAGAAATACGCTAATGTCCGCAACTACTACGGACAGGAACTTACCTCGACAACTTATAACCTTGCCCGCATGAACATGATTCTGCGCGGAATCGGATATAAGAACTTTGAAATCAATAACGGCGATACGCTCGAAAACGATATGTTTGGTGAGCGTAAATTCCGCGTACAGGTCGCCAATCCCCCGTATTCAGCCCATTGGTCAAGCGCACCGTCATTCATGGAAGATGAACGCTTTAACGCATATGGCAAACTCGCTCCCAAGAGCAAGGCCGACTTTGCGTTCGTTCAACACATGGTGTGGCACATGGATGATGACGGTCGCGCCGTTGTTCTCTTGCCGCACGGCGTACTTTTCAGAGGTGATGCCGAATGTGTCATCCGTCGCCACCTAATAGAAAAGATGAATGTGCTGGATGCCGTTATCGGGCTTCCCGCCAATCTCTTCTTCGGCACAGGAATTCCCGTCTGCGTCCTCGTTCTTAAGCGTGATCGCGGCGCGAATGCTGACAACATTCTCTTTATCGATGCCTCCAAAGAATTTGAATCTGGGAAGAACCAAAATATCCTCCGCGATCAGGATATCGACAAAATCGTCGAGGCCTATGAAAAGCGTGAGGATGTCGACAAGTTCGCTCATGTCGCTTCAATGGATGAAATAGCGGAGAACGGATTCAATCTTAACATCCCCCGTTATGTCGACACCTTCGAACCGGAACCCGAAATAGACCTCAATGCGGTTGCTCAGGAAATCCGTTCCGTCCAAGCTGAAATCAAGGATATTGATGCTAAATTGAAGCCCTATTTCAAGGAGCTTGGTCTCGACTTCCCATTTGAGTAAGGGGTATGATAAAATCACTTTTTTCGGAGATAAAAGATGCCAAAACATGAAATAGCTAAGGTTTTTGGGGATAAAAAAATCCGTTCTATCTGGGATGATGAGACAGAAACTTGGTACTTCTCTATTGTAGATGTCGTAGCCGTGCTTACAGAGAGCGCAAACCCCGCTAACTACTGGAAAGTGCTAAAAAACCGCCTAAAAAAGGAAGGTAATCAAACCGTTACAAATTGTAACCGTTTGAAATTGCGCGCTGCCGACGGTAAAATGCGTACAACCGATGTCGCAACTGCCGAACAGATGTTCCGCGTCATTCAATCCATTCCTTCACCCAAGGCAGAACCTTTCAAGGCATGGATGGCAAAAGTAGCCGCTGAACGCCTCGACCAGATTCAAGACCCAGAACTCTCCATCCAACAAGCACTTGCTGACTATAAACGCCTTGGCTATTCCGACAAGTGGATTGCTCGTCGCCTCAAGTCCATTGATATTCGCAAGGATTTAACGGACGAGTGGAAAGCTCGCGGAATTGAGGATGAACGCGAATATGCCAAGCTGACGAATACGATTTATAAGACATGGTCGGGAATGACTGCTGGGGAATACAAACGATTCAAGGGACTCAAGAAACAAAATCTCCGCGACAACATGACAAATATGGAACTAATCTTGAGCATGCTTGCTGAGGAATCTACGCGAGAAATTTCAGCCGCCACCAAGCCACAGGATATGTTCGAACACCACCAAGTTGCTGTAAGCGGCGGCGGAGT